TTAATTAAAGAAATGGTTATGTAAAGCTTTAGAAAATCCAAAACCTTCTTCTGGTCCCTTTAACCAGAGAGAAATAAACTTTTCGAAATCCACTTCTTTTTCAATATCTTTCAAAATTCTTTTAAATTCTTCAGTAAAGTTATGAAGAGAGACCTCTTCGCCATTTTTAATCTTATCAGTGTACTGGCTCGTTAACTCTCTTAATTCTTGATACTGTTTTTCACTTAAATCATAGGCCAAAACTTGATCAAATAAGCCAAACCGATCATAATCAGCTGCTAATTGTTGGACTAACCTTAGTTGAAAAGCCTGCTTCTCGACTTTTTTTTCTAGGTTGTCAAGCCTTTCTTCTACTGTTACCAATTCAAATCACCTCAATTAAAAAGCTAAGAAAGTAAATACACTTGCAATAGTTCTAGCTGTAGAAGATTTTACACCAGCATCAATTAGATATGAGGAAACCGTGTCAATAATTGCGTCCTCCACAACGTCACCTCGTTTAACTAACTCGTCCAAAGCATCTGCTACATCATCAGTATGTTTTGCGAATGTTTTTCCTGCTGATCCACCTAACTCATCGACTACCTCACCAACAATTCTCCCACCATGTCGAAGCGCACTGGCTGTTGCCTTCATTGCTTCTTTAGCAATCCATTTTTTAATACCATTTGTGTGAAATTCACCAGATTGTTCAGTTGTATTAGTTGGTAATTCGGATAGTTTAACGGGAGTTTGATAAGTGACTTCCTGCTGTGCCTGTAATGTTACCTCTTGAGCTTTGGCATGTCCATCCAACGGAAGAACTAATGATAAAGAGAATGTTAATGCAGATGTTGCTAAAAGTAATTTCTTAAACATGAAATCAATCCCTTTCTTTTAAATTATTTACATGTAAATGATAACATTATGTTCAGACTAGAAAAATAATACTTTTTACTCAAATATTAGAATAATTTTGAACTATCTGTAACAAAATAAACATAAGTATCTCCTTGAGAAAGATACTCAAGGAGACTATTTATTTACTTCAAGAGAGCTTCAAGTTTCGCTTTCGTTTTTGGTCCGTAAATACCGTCTTGAGTAAGCCCGTACATAGACTGGAATCGTCTAATTGCATCTGCTGTTTTCGGACCATACACGCCGTCAATGCCGTTGTTTTTTGCTCCTTTATCCGGGTAAAAGTATAGTGCAGCCAGTGCTTTTTGAATTTGTGTTACCTTTTCCCCTCTCATCATTGGGCTCTTCACTTTAAAAATACCGGATGGTAGCGCATATGACGTTTTTTTGCTGCTTGTGTTTGTTGTTTTCTTTTTAGCTACACTTGCTTTGCTTGAGTTTGTTTTTCCGCCCAACTTTTTCAATTCTGCTTCAATTGCAGTCTTAACTTGAATCCATCTTCCCTCTGACAAAATGCGGTGCGGGCAATACTTACCATTCCAGTCTTGATGTTTGCGGACTCGATCAATACCCCATCCACGTTCTTTAAGTAGCTGAGCCACAAACTTAATAGCAAGCTTTTCCGCTGCCTTATATCGTACCCCTCCTGACTTGCTATAACAAATTTCGACACCAATAGACTTGCGATTCCCTGTACCGTTTGTTCCATCTCCTGTGTGCCAAGCGTTACGATTCGTTGGAATACCTTGAATGACTTGTTTATCGTCTACTGCAAAGTGAAAACTTGTTGAGCTAGAGTTATTCTTCATGTAAGAAATCTCATTGGCTGCTGAAGCATCATTCGCAGTGTTATGAATAGTGATATATTCAGCTTTCATTGGATTAGGACATTTCAATCCATACTTTGATTTAGAGACTAGATTCTTTACAACTTTAATGGCCATATACCCTCTCTCCTTCTGTCAGTAAGATAAAAAAAGCCACTGGCTTAGCCAGCAGCTTTGTCTGCGTTATTCTTACTCTGTTCTTTTTCGTTCTCAATTGTTTGTAATCGATCTGTTATTGATGATGGTATTTTAACACCAATCTGTGCTAAGTTTTCAGTTATTGACAAACCTTCATTAGCGATATAAAAAAGAACGGTACCAAAGGTTAAGACACCGTTCAAATTGAGTACTGTATCAATCACGTTTGCTAAAATGACCGCAAAGAAATTGAGTAGCTTGCGGACATAGCCAAACCATGCGCTTCGACTTCGCAGTTTTTTGAATTTCCATGCCTTGATTACTCCTGTTAAAACGTCAATTATGCTAAGTACTAGAAGTAAATCAAGGTACTTCACCCCTCCAAATAAATATACTCTTGCTAAATCTAATGTTTCAAAATTGATAAACAAACTTGTCTCCTCCATTCTAATCACCTCCTCCGAGGCAAATAAAAAAGGACAGCCGGATCTTATGAGACGGCCGTCCCTCTAACTGAAAAGTTTCCATTTGTTAAAGCTGTAAGCTCCATAACAATTTCTTTAAAGCCAGTAATGCTAAAAGACCAAGCTTCTGATTTTCCTTTTGTGCTAGTGGCAAACGTTCCGTCATCCACTTTCTGCCCTCTAAGGGCTCTTTTTGTTCCCGATAAGGATTTACCCCAGAACTTCAATTCACTTGTCTCAGCCGTCCCATAAACCTCAATGAGCAACGTTTTGAATGATCCAACGGTGAATGGGTTACCCTCACCTATGGTTTCTGTTTTATCGTGAAAGACAATATCCATTGTTTTTGATTGAGTGTCTAATGAGCTAAGATTCAAGCCTTCAGTTTGAACTTTTAAACGACCATCATTAGTTAACCCGCTTTTATCTAACTGGACTGAGAACGGAGCAACTGCTGTAATAGGAACAGTATGGTTAATGTTTATATCCTCTTCACCTGCGCCCAATGACTGGTAAAGTAAGAATTCAGATTGCTGCAGGTTACCATTTGCGTATCTGAAACGGAAATATCGTTTAGTTAAATGAATCCACTCAGTCTCGCCAAGCGTATTTGCTTTAACAACCAATGAAGAGATTGTGGTCCATGAATTCATATCGTTACTTTCTTCAATGAATAAGGTACCTTCACGATCAGAATAAGCGTGACCTTTTACTTTTGAAATTAAAACCTGACCTAATCGATCTGGTCCATATTGCGTGTAGACTTCAGTGGCTTTTAAAACTGCGTTCGTCAGCAGCTCTGAATTACCGGAGATTGAAGCTACCGGCACAACAAAATCTCTGTTTCCTTCTCTGTATGGCTTGGCTGCCCCCGGCTTACCAGTTGCATCTGTTGAAAATTGAAAACTATATGATGCCATTATAAATCCTCCTTGCTATTGTAGATCATTAGTGGTGAGCATGGGTTTACAACGGAACCACCTCCTTTAAGGAAAAATAAAAAAGCCCTAAATGGCTTCTCCTGTGATCTCTTTATACTGTTCAGCTGTAATGAGTTTTTTCTCTATTCCTTCCTGTAAATCTTCGGGCGAACAATCTTTGAGATGAATTGCCTGTTTCACCATTTCAGAAGAAGCCCAGTTATAATGCAAAGCCAGCACCCAATAATTCATGAACCTTGCCCTCCTTGTAGAGTAAGCAGTTGCAACTTTATTTTTGAAAGCTCGCTTCCCAAAGTTTGGTTTAATTCTTCAAGCTGTTTACGAGCCAGTTTTTCCTGTGACAACTCTCTTGCAAGTAGATCCACTTGAACTGGTGGTTCATATGCAGATGTACTCTGAAGCTCTTCCCACCAAGTTTTTAACTCTGCTTCCGTGGGTATAGGTGCCCTAATATTCCACTCTGCTATATATGAGGGAGTTCCATCACCATTATTCTGGACAATAAAATCCTTTGTGGGATCAGCTGTTGGGTATTTAAAAAGAATAGCTTCACCTATATTCATCGTTACCTCCTAAAATCTTGGATAGTTTCGGCCTCCAAGTTCTTGTATATCAAAAAAGTTAAATACACCATTTTTATCATCTACTGCCCTTTTCAGTGTTTCGTCTCCTCCGTAATTACAGTAGCACCAGATTTCAACGTAATCTCCTTTATTCATGGGTACAGTCGCATTGCCGTTTAAACCAAGATTCATCCCATTATCCTTTTCCTGAAAGTCTCCTCTTACATGGTGCAGTGTTTTATATGCTTTTCCATTTAGGTAAACCTTCAAATGAAAGTTTATATAAGATGTATAATTTAAGGTATATATACTTGCCCCGATTAAGTACATTCCATCGTTCGGAGCAATAAATCGATTGTTTTTAGTATCAAAAGCATTATGGCTATCCTTGATGACCCTGTTAAATGCAATTTTAGTGTGATCAATCTTTTTTAAATACTGAACACCTGTAGTTCCAATATTCGCATGAGCAAAACCTGATATCTTTTGCCACGGAGTCCAGCCTGAACCACTCCACCAGTGTCTAATCCAAACTCCTGTACTGTCATAGTAAGTCCCAGACTCATTCCCTGTTCCGTAAAAGTATTGAGTGAAACGGTAATTATTATATTTTTCATTTTTGACAATGCCATAACCCAAGGGGTAGCCTGTAGTATTTCCCTGCCCAATGTCCATTAAGGTCAGTCCTAAAGGATATTCTTCCCCTCCTGTTCTTGCATCTTGAATAGCATTGTCTCCAGTAATTAACGTCAGATTGTTATTTTTATAGTTGGTATCCACGTAATATTTTGCATCCGATAAAGCCTTATCCGCTTTTTCCTGAGCTCCGACAATTGTTTCTTTTGCATTCCAATTCTCCCGTTCCACTGGTGTAATGTGCCGTTGTAAATCATTACGATGCTCTTCAAATTCTTTTTTCGAAGCTTGCTGTACATTATCAACGTTCCCTAGCCCGATTTGCGCCTTTGTTGTATTGTGAGGGTTGTTCATGTCATTTTTATGTACAGCTAAATCTTTATGCGCATCTTGAATGCCTTTCTCCCAACGGTTCACATCATCTTCATTAATCGGATCGTCCGGGAGCCAATCTGTTTTTGCATCATAAGCCATTGTTAAACCACCTCAAAAGTAATCCTAAAATCTAGCGTTCTATTATTACTAACGTCTAAATCTGTTGTTCTTTCCGTAATCACGTTGTTTTGATCATCAAGTATCTGAACACTCTTAATATGTTTGATGTCTTCCTCTCGTTGAGTAAGCACCGTGACAACGGCACCCTGAATGGTGAGTTCCACAATTTCTGTTTCATTTCCATTCAGCAGCACTTTCGATATTCTATTTTTCAAATCTGCAGCTGTACGCTCTCTATAAAGCTGTGTAATCATACAAGGACCACCTCGTTATTATTGAGCGTGACGGAATAACCTACCTTTAGCTCACTTGCTTTTCGATACCTTCTGTTATTCAAAATGACAGTATCTTTTATTTGGAGTGGCTCATTCAAAGCAGCTCGCAAGGTATATGCCAAATGAGCTGGCTTCATATTCTCCAATGTTTCTATGAGCTCGCTCATATGCTGCATATCATCTATATCAATATCAACCTTAAAACGGTACTCTCCGGGAAGCAGCCGAACCTGAGCTGACGGATTTTTCAGGAACCGGTTCAACGCGTGTTCAATGGCCCTATATGTTGCCGGCGGTATATTGGACATTTTAGAGATTAGGCGCAATCGGCGGATCTCATCGGTGTCACCTGATTCCCGCGGTACGTTCAAAATCTTTTCCCATCGTTCAAGCCCCCAGGTTGCCGTAGTAACAAACAGCTGATCTGTCAGATCAAAGATGCTGTTATTTTGCTTCTCAAATTCCGGAGCTTCCGCTTTAAGAAGTTCAGCCATTTCCTTTAACTTGGTAAGGAACGGCGGCAGGTAAGCAGTCATTTCATCGAGTTTGCTCAATGATGTTCACCTGCCCCAATTTAGGGATTTCGACGGCACTCAGAACCAAATTTTCGGCCACGCCGTTGATTTTAATATCTGCGTAATCACTTACTGAAGGTGAATTGTAGACGATATTATTAATCTGCGATAAACGGATGACGTTATCTTCAAAGGCAATCTTTTTAAAAAGATTTAAAACACCTGATTCAATTTCTTGCTTTACCTGATCGATAGAGCTATTGACCTCGGGAAGTACCTCGGCTGAAATCTCAACCTCTTTCCATACCGCACTCTCCACTGTGACAAAGGCACCTATTGGCGCTTGTCCCTCACCTTGTCCGGGTTCAGGATCAATATAGTTTTTCACCTTTGATATTAAAATATCGGAAGCAGGTTCCAAGTTAGCATTGGTCACGACAATTTTGACTGTACCGTCCCCGTTCCAAAGCGGAAAGACCTTTACCTTCCCCACTCCGTCTACTTCTTCAGCCCATTGTTTATAGTGTGCTTTATTGGCACTGACAGCTTCTCGACGCACGCGGGTAAAATATCTAGCTCTTAAACTGTCATCATCCTCTTCTTCACGTCCAGGAATCAGAATCTCTTTCACAATCGCTTTTTGAAGCCCAGGTATAGTGTCTAATGACAATAGATTCTGACCGGATATGTTTGCGTTCCCTGCTTCCCCCGCTGTTTCACACTCCAACGTCCCGTCAGCTGTGTATTGAAAATAAAGATTATCAACATAAAAGCGAGACCCTACAGGAATGGTCACGCCTTCAGTAAACTCCCCTGCCCTGACTGCTTTTGTGGCAGCAGTCCGCTCAATGCCTGCTTCAGTAGCTCGTCGATCTAAAAATTCCCCTTGGGCCGTGTCTGAGAAGACAAGTTCCAGAACAGTATCGAGCCAAATATAAGACTTGGCCAATTCTGCGGCTACAGGAGCTAACGCGTTATAAATCACGCTGCCTTCCCTTTTATCAATGTCCGCTGAAATGCTGTTCAACATTCGATCCATAATCGATTCATAGGTTTGATCTTCAAACATCCTCGCCAAGCACCTCCTCGATCTCCAATGTTCCTTCGTCAGTCTCGACTGTAAAGGAGACACGGAACGATTCGCCTTGTTTTTCTATTTCAAAATCTGTAACAGCAGAAATCCGATCGTCATAGATCAGTGCTTCCTCTATCAGCCGAGGGATCTCCATTTTCTTATATGCGTCTGTTGTTTCGTTATCTGCCAGCACGTCTTGAAGTTCATTTCCAATGTCATGACTGTAAACAGAATATGCGTATCGCTCAGTATGGAGAGACAAATATACAAACTGCTTGATCGCTTCAAGGCCTGTGATGATTTCATTTGTGATACGGCCATTTTCAAAATCTATTTTGTAGGTTTGCGAGGTCTCTATGACTTCGCTGTCATCTTCTATATCCTCAAACTCGATTTCCGGAGACAAAGCCATTCCAAACACCTCCTATATTTTGTCGAGAATAAAAAATGATTGCCCGCCTTTTAAGGAGACAATCATCACACGCTCACCTGTATTTAATGCTTCTTCACCGGCCCGCAGCCGCTTTGGAACAATAATCAAATCAGCAGGTATTATTAATTTGTCATTTTCATTAAGCCTTATTTCAACAGGGGAAACGGAAACCACTTCAGCCGGTAGAATATCCACTGGCGACTCAGAATCAACTGCACGGACAGCCAAATGTTTGATTGCTTCACTTAATCTCATGAGGAAACACCATCAGGGATAGAATTTTTCTCAACCACATCAATGGTCATCGTGTGTGTCGATCCTTTAAATTCGTGTTTGTCTGTATCGATCCAGTATGTTTTCTTAACCCCGACTTCCGGAATTGAGATATAGATGGGCAACCCGCTCTGAAGATCCGGAATGCCAATCGCTTGAATACTCTTGAGTTCTTTTTTAACACCTTTTTTCTGTGCCTGTTTGACTTTCGCACGCTCCTGAAGCTGCGCCTGGTTAATGTTATCAGAAACCGTTTCGACATACTGAAGCACACCATATTTACTGATCCCTGAGCTGTCACTTGCAGTGGCTGTGTATGTTTTATTGTCTTTCTGCCGGCGGAGCTTTACTTTTGTGGCCGTGTCATTAATTGAAGTGCTGTATTGATAGCCGGTGATGTTCACACCCGTCTCCAACACCCATACTTCTGACAGATCTGGCCAAGCGCGAAGGCCAAGCTTCCCCTTCGCAGAATATAATTGATAATTCCTTCCGGTTTGGCTTTTCGTTTGTTTCAAGGCTTTTAGAATCATGTCATAAAGGCTCGTATCATCTTTAAACACTAATGATTTAATGGTGTAACCTGTATTTGCAATGGATGTAGTCGGAATCTGAAAATCTCGCGCCAACCGTTTTATAATCTCGTCTGCACGTTGATTTGAGAAAACATAAACATCTTTGTTCTTGACCAAATATTGCAGCATATCATAAGCCGTAAAAGTCATCCAGTGTTCTTCCGGATTGCGAGAAAACACAATGCCCCGGAACAGTTCTTTGCCCTTCCACTTAAATAAAACTGTATCCCCTTCAGATACGCTGTAATATGAATGGGTTCCCTGTTTCGTAATGATCTTGGCCGTAATCGATCGCGGCGCCTGATACCGTTGCCCTTCGAGGGAAACACTTTCAGTTACCAGCTCAAGCCATTCCGTTTCTTTAATGACGAAAAGTTCTATCATGTCATCACCTGCTTACTGCGGTATTTTTAATTTTTGCCCAGGAAAGATCCAGTGTCCTGGCTGTCTTATATTCCGTTTGCTTCGTTTGATCATAGCCTTTTTATTGACTTTCCATATCTTGCGCCATTTTGTACTGTCTCCATAAAATTTGCCGGCAAGGTCCCACAGTGTATCGCCTTTCTTAACGGTGTATGTTTTAGGAGCTGATTTAGATGGCCGTTTCTTCTTCGTCTTTTTCTTCTGCTTGATCTTCCGCGGCGAAGCAGTTTTGTATTCCTTCAGCTTTATTTCATAATCACGATCACCTATATCTTTTTGGCCCTCTGTATAAGAAAAAACCTCGATACTGCAAGTTAAATTAATTTTCGTTCCAGTAATTAAGAATTGAACCGGCTTTTTAGATTTCACCCATTTCTCGATCTTTGCAATAGCATTTTCAGGAGAAGGAAATCCCTTATACTCAGCAAGCGGGCTGTGTTTCTTTGGAAAAAAAGAAGAGAACGAAATTTCTTTCGCTCCCGGTTTATCAATAAAAGTGATCTCCCCAAAACTAGCCACTTTTACTGATTCATTTTGAATTGTGTTGGATATATCAATTTGTTCAGGAAGGACCGGAAGCCGCAGCTTGTCCTTCCCTTGTGAAATCCAGAATTCATATATGGATTTAGTCAAAAGCAACGACTCCCTTCGTTCCAATGTTGATATCCTGTTCAAGCTCATCGACAAGGGCCTGCTTAATCTTAGCTACAAGACTGTTCATGTCTTGGTCATTGTGAAAATGCTGATCGCCATTAAACTGAATAATGACCTCTTTGCCACCTGCAGCTTTAAACGTTGTTTGATTACGACCCGTTGTGGCAGCTGTTACCTGACCTGAAGATAATTCAGTTTGACCTTTTTCAGATGGGTCTGTGACTTCCATTCCGAGTGCCTTAGCTGCTTGGGCTAATAAATAACGTCCACGGATGCCTCGCTCCTCCGGAATGATCCATTCCCTTTTGTTTCCTTCACCGACACGGGCAATCTGCTCTTTGGTAATAAGTCCGCCGTTAGCGTAGCCAACATATGGACCTCCATGTCTCATGCTTCTAATGCCTGGTACATTATTAATTGATCCATATCTGCTTTTGATATAGCCAATCGCAGCAGCAGCGTTGTGAATCGGGTTAAGAATGTTATTCATGCCCGGCAATTTGTGTGCGTTGAAGGTACTTGGGATTGTCTGCATGAGCCCCTGAGATGGATGTCCTGCTTTCGCATTACTATCCCATAAGTTGATTGCCTTCGGATTACCGCCTGACTCATGCTGAGCAATTGTCATCAGCCCTGGAAGCCAGCTCATCGGTGTCTTTGTAGCCATGATAGCAGCCATGAGCCATTGCTTCACATTTCCGCTTACTGCGCCCATTCCAGAATAAGCGGCAGCTAGTGAGCCTGCTTGTTTTTCAGCAAACTTTTTTACATCAACAGAATCCAGACCTTTTACAATACCTATAGAGGCAAAACGCCCAAGACTCATCATGACACGGGAAGGTGAATGAATATCCAGCTCTTCACGAAATGCCTTCTCAACTTTTTTCGCCAGTTCCTTGGCAGCCTCATTGACTTCACTTGCCTTAGAAGTCATGCCTGAAACAAAATTACCGATCATACCGCTTCCCCATCCGTTTGATGATTCTTTAGAGCGGATAAACGGCTTGTTAATATGAGTGCTGACGTATTGATCAGTACCAGTTTGTGAGCTATTTTGTCCGGAAGCAAAACCTTTGATCGTTCCGCTTCCCCATGATGAAGATTTATTAACAGTGTTCTGAAATGGCATTTTAACCTTCGTCTGCAAGAAGCCATCTGTACCGGTCGAAGTGCTGTTTTGACCTTTAGCATAACCATTGACCACTTGCTTTCCGTAATTCGGAGAATAAGAGATTAAATTGTTCATTGGTTGTCCAACGTTTTTCTGTTTCCATGCTTCCATAGAAACAACATTATCTCTAATTCCTTGATCAAAGCTCTTCGTGAACTGTTGACCAAATGATGTTGCTTGTTCATCAAGACTGGATGTGTCAATAATAGGAGATACAGAAGCAGTCACCGCCGCACTACGGACTAGCGGGGAAGTTGCCGGTTCACCTCCTGCAGATGAAGCAGACGCTATATCATCAACCACACTCATCCCTAATTTCGAAGCAGCTTGAGAAAGGAGCATTTTGCCGCGACCTTTATTATTCTCAACAGGGATAACGAATTCTTTACCAGCTTCACCAATCCAAGATATTGTTGGCTTCGTAATGTAACCACCAGTAGCATGTTTCTTTGGCTTTTCTTTTCCCGAACCAAATAAATAATTTACGCCACTCTTCACATATCCCCACGCTTTACCAGCAGTTTTTTTCGCACTTGAAGCTACTTTACCACCAACTTCTTTTACCCCGCCTAAAATACTGCTTCCCAATTCCTTTACACTCTGCCACTTTTCAGACCACCACTTCTTACTAAAAAGGGTTTCTGAGATGGAACTCTTAACACTTTTCCATATTGATTTAGCATTGTCCCATTTATTTTTGGACCAGCTTTTTACACTTTCCCATTTTCCTGACCACCACTTCTCGCTAAATAGAGTGGATTTCAGCTTTCCTTTAACTGATTGCCAAACAGAAGACGCGCTGTCCCACTTACTTTGAGCCCAACTTTTTACGCCTTCCCATTTACCTGACCACCACTTCTCACTAAACAAAGTGGATTTTATTTTTCCCTTTACGGACTCCCAAACAGATGATGCACTATTCCATTTGTTTTGTGCCCAGCTTTTAACACCAGACCACTTCTCAGACCACCATTCACTATTAAATAAAGTAGACTTCACCTTTTCTTTTACATGAGACCATGTATCACTTAACCCATTGAGAGAAGTCTTCGCATTACTCTTAATGCCGGACCATTTTTCAGACCACCATTTTTGATCAAATAATGTACTGTTTAGTTTCTTCTTTACTTCTGAACCATCAAACGCTTTACCTAAACTTGAACCACCCATGGTGCCTGCTATACCACCAACTATTCCACCAATGGCTGTTCCCACTCCTGGAATAACACTGCCAATAGCTGCTCCTGTAGCCGCTCCAGCAAGACCACCGCCAGCTGATCCAATCTTTTCACCAACATTATCTTTATTCATCCCAATTAAATCGGTTGCCGCTAACGCTGTTCCTAATAGAGGGACTCCTTTTGCAAACTTGCCAACACTTTTCAGAGGACTTAAGACTTTCCCGAACTTCGATGTACCGCCTGCAGCTCTACCAGCTGAGTATAGCTCCGATCTCGTAGTGGTTATTGCTGGTCTTGATCCTCCGGTTGGATTAGTACCTACAGTTCTACCGGAACGCCTTCTCTCCAACCGTTCAGATGACACAACAATTGAACTGTCAGAAGGGTTCATTCGGTTTAGATTACCCCGTCGTCCTAAAACTCTTTTCCCTCGTCTTCTACGAATGCGATCATTTTTACCTCCATCGCTACAACAGCAACATGTTAAGCTGCCGCTTCGAGGTAAACTCGTTGGACTTGTGGCAGTTTTGGATTCTCTGCTCCTTGTGCTGGCATTACGATTACTGTTTCTGTTCCTCCTTTCACTTCGCGTATTAGCGCCAGCTTCAGGAGTACGTTTGGGAATTAGCTTTCGGATTACGCCTGCTGCATCACTTCCGACAGTACCTATGCCTTTTAACAGCGGACGTAGTATTTTCAAATAACCAATCAACCCGATTAAAGAAGGGATCACAACTTTAATCGCTGTTTTTAAATCTTCCCAATGGTTGACGCTCCACTCAATGGCTACGTTTAACTTATCACCTATCTCCTTACCAAGATCAGCAATATCTTTTTTGATCTCTTTAAGCTTTTCCTGACCTTCTTTACTGTTAATGAACGAGCTGATTTTATCAAAGGCTGGCCCTAATCCAGTTAGCAGAGAAGTTCCCATATCCTTAGATATGCTTTCAAAATCTCTCATGGCATCATTAACCGGTGTCATCGGATTATTATCCCGAAGTTTCGTAAAGCTTCGTTCTAATTCACCGCTTGTTTTGGCACTTGTACCAATACCCTCAGCCATATCTAAAATCGGTTGCTTGAGGTCTTCATATTGTGTTCCAATAAGCTCAGTCGCAATAGCAGCCCGCTTTGTTTTGTCTTTCACTTTAGAAAGTGCTTTTGCCACCCTAAATAAACTTTCCTCTCCGCTTATTGAACCATCTTTGAAGCCCTTGAACATTTTCTTAGTTTCCTTGGCTCCGAACAGCGTTTTAAATGCGTCCACTTGGCTATCAGACATTTCGGTTCGGCGGATGTTAAACTCACGCATACTATCGGCTAGGTTATCGAAGTTTCTGGCTCCACCCTTTGTTCCTTTTATCATGGCGTTTGCAATCTGGCCGCCTGTGAGCTTCAAGTCTTTAAAGGTGGAACTGTATTCATTCATCGTATCCAATAAATCGTCAGCTTGGTCACCGGCATTCCGATATACATAAGCAATTAAGTCTCCGCTTTGTTTTCCAGACAATTTCAAGTTGTTATACATTGAACTGAAAGCACGATCTACCTCAGCTTGATCAGCATTCATAAGCTGGGCAATCTTACTTGACGACTCAGTCAATTCAGCAAGAGCTTTTTTAGACGCCCCTGTCTGTTGCGATAAGTTTCTTAGAGATAAACTGACTTCTTCCCGAGAACTGCCCGCTTTATTGTTGAAATAGATCTGATCCGTCATTCTTGCAACATCTTTCTTATTAACGTTTGAAGTTGCTGACACGTAAGCATCCTGAGACATTGTACTCTTACCAGAACCCATAATTGAACCTGCAGAAAAACCGCCTGCAACTGCCAGAGTAATGGTAGCATCCTTCAAGCTGTCTATTTTCGCTTCAATTGCATCCAGAGCCGCTGAAGCTCTATCCTTAATAGAAACAGTTGGCTCAGCATGTTCGCCGTCTACATCGGACACATGACGACGGATCTCATCTAATTGGTTTGAAGCATGATCACGAACTGAAACAGTTGGCTCAGCGTGCGAGCGATTCAAATCAGAGAGACCTCCACGGATCAAACGAAAACGTGGTGTAGCTTGATCATTTACGGAAACTGTCACCTCATGGCTGCCCTCGGTAAGATCCTCAGCTTGCTGACGTATAGAATGTAAGCCATTCGAAACTCGATCATCTAAATCCACTTCAAGCGATCGAGCCCGTCCGGTCAAACGGTTGGCCGATCGGTCAATCCGCCGCATAACTCTCTCAGTCCGGTCTTCAGCCTCAAAAATAAGAGGGCCATTAGCGGCCCTCTTAAGTCTTTCAGCATTGCCTTGTATCATTCGAAGCTTGCGGGAAATCTTATCATGTAATTCAAACGTGGCTGTTAGTTTAGCCATAGTTAATTACCTCCCTTCTTCGCTTCTTTTTCTAACAGCTCAAGCTTATAACCGATTAACCCATATAAGAGCGCCTTGAATTCTTTCGGAGCCTCATATAGTTCTCTTAATTCTGACGGGGCGTATTTGAGCTCATGCATCGCGTAATAAAGATATACAGCCTCTTTGTCCCCGTCCTTTACTAGTTTTTTGCCGCTTCTTCAAGGTCTTCGAGATCATCATCAAATCCATTGATTTCAATTGCTTTGTTTAGCCAGTTCGCATACTCACCGCCGACTGAAAGAACACGTTTGGCGACTTCCACTGGATCTTCTGTTTTGTAAGCCTCACGTAGTTCCTTAGCTTTAAAGTTCGGATAAACAGTCGTTTCAACCGCAATACGAGCATAAAAGCGTTGGCTGTCCAACTCCTTCACACGGCCGCGGCCTTTTACATTTTTGTAAGTGGTGTTCTCTTTCTCAAGTTCGTCAATTCGTTCAGTCGTAATTGCTTTGAAAATGAATGGAACAACATTGCCTTCTTTGTCTACAAACCGTTTAGAAATCGGAACTTCTACCTCTTCCGCTTCAATTGTTTGTCCTGGCATAAAGAATGAAAGATCGTATACTTTTTCGTTTTGTTTTTCACTCATGTTTATTAACTCCTTCAAAATTCGATTTAAAGTTTTTCGCAATAAAAAAAGCACATTCTCCTGTGCAAACAAATTGAAATGATCAATTTATTTAGGGGATGTGCTTACCATAATATTCATGTATAATAGATTCTTGAAACTACCTTTTCCTATCTATAAAGGAGGGTGGTAGATAATGAATTCATGTAAACACCTCCTGAGAGGAGGTGAAAAACAATGACCACTGTCCAGTTTCTGCAAGTTTTGGCACCGATAGCGTTAAAGGTTGTTGCAGACAGATATTTTAGAAAGAAAGACACAAACGAATCAAAAGACATTGCAGTGTCTAAAGTATGTTTGTGTCAACAGACGCGACGGGTGATTAGTCCGAATAAAAGATATAAACGGAATATTCGCCCGAATAGACGCTTTAAAAGGAAAAGGTAGCTTCGTTTATAAGAGCTAGAGTGTTGCAGCACCCTGGCTTTTATATTTTATGCATTTCTCATGAAAGAAATACACGTTAACAAGTTGTATTGTTGTAATTGGTACCAACTATAAGCTTACACCAGTAGTTGCAATACTTTTGCTTGGTACCATTATAACATGAATATATATTGATTATATAATTATTTGTATCTTTTATTCGTTACTTTTTTTATCTCAGATCTCAAAATGGCCTTATCTTTAGAAGTCTTCACCCTATTTCTTTTATGAAAAACTCCTAGGATTTCGAAAGTGTTATGGTACAATATGGTTTAGTATAAATGAATATTGGCTTTCAACATCTCAAGGGCGGTCTGGCTCACTCCCTCATGAAAGGGGGTGATGCACTTGTCAACATTTCAAGCATTAATGCTTATGCTTGCTTTCGGGTCATTTATAATTGCCCTGTTGACTTATATAAAGAAAAAATAGACCCACCCCTTGAGCTCGGCAAAGTTAAAGGGTAAAGTCTATCCTAAATACTTTCATGAAGTTGTTAAGCCAGCCCTCTTGATGGGCCAACATTTATACCGACCCGGCGGCAACCGGGTCTTTTTTATTTTATGCATTTCTCATGAAAGAAATACACAGAAATCCAAGAAAAAGAAATGCATTACATTGATATTCGTGAATACCTTTGCCAATAGTATCAATAGTATTTATACTACTATTTTAACCACTTTACCACAGCGTTATCAAGTGGTAATGTACTAGATTTTCTTAGATTCCATTAGCTTTCCCTAGATTCTACGAGTTCCGTCTAAAATTTTTCAAGAAGAATTGAAATGCATTACAGTTGATTCTTAAAAAGTTTCCTTAAGCTTTTCAGGAACATCAAAATCCTCAAAGGTAAACGGCACTTCTTCTTCCAATGCTTCAGAATCAACATCAAGCCCAGCGATTTTCGCAGAATCAAAGTTTACATCGTACAAGGTGACTCGTTCAGTACCACGTCCTGAAGAAGCATCATCCAGAACAGCTTGTAAGGTGAAATAAGGATCGCTTCCCTTTTTCACATAGTCCATCATAATAAGAACAAATTGAGAAGTCACTTTATAAAAAGTGGCTGTTCCCGTTCCATTTGCTCCGGTCGTTTTGTGCCCCGTCATCCGACGACCCATGATATTGACCTCGGATTTGTTTTTCTCTACATTGGCTTCAAACGTTTTGATATGGGCCATTTCTTCTCCATCAAGAAACAACCTGCCCTCTTTACCTGAAATGGTGTTTTGCGCTTTTAATGCCATTCCTATTTCACCTCAACATTAAAGTAGAACTTTTCAGCTGCATCCACCGGTTGAACTGCTAGATCAATCAGGAAGCCGTCACGATCATTATTCAGAGCAATTGTAATGTCATTCTCTGAATCAAAATCAGTAATGCCCCCATTATCTTGAAGAACACTCAAGTATTGAGTAATCAGCGTTTTTACAAACTGTAGTCCGTCATTTGTAGCAGGAACGTCACTGCCGCTTGCTTTGCGAGACTTGATCAATGCTTTCAATTGAGATGTCAGGTCATTATTGATTGCATCAAGTACACGGACAATTTTGTTTTTCTGGAACATCTTATTTTTCTCTGCTGTTAGGCTTGTGAGTGAATTAATGTCCTTTTCAACCGATACTGATTTATCACGAGAATCATAAGTAAACAAGAATTCGCCATTTGACAATCGTTCAACGATTTCATCGTTGTCAATTCGGTTAAGGACATCTACAGCTCCCTCGTATTCTACAAATGTAAGTGATTGATTAAATGTAGCCCCCGCACTTGCGCCTGCAACCCAAGCAGTAGCTTTTTCAGGAGTGATCTCCGTTCCGTCTTGAAGTAGGACGCCACCAGTTACATTGATAATACCCTCATGGTCTCCCTTGTAATTTGAAAGTACACCTTGAACCTTTTGCCCTTGGTTGTCTCTCAGCCGTTTGATAAACGCAACAAACGTTGCTTTTAATTGCTCGTTATCCTCTACAGGCAGTGCAATTGTGTCAAAGTATTCCGTTTCAGCCGCTTCCAAGAAAGCTGTATAATCAGCATTGGTCGGTGTTTTGTCTGTTCCACCTGACAAGCGGATTCCGGAAGTTGCCGGAAGAGCACCGCTGACGTCTTCAGGGGCCGTACCGGTTAACGGAATAGTGACTGTTAAATCCCCTTTCCCCGTAAACGTGACATAGTTATTTTGTTTAAGCTCTTCAGCTTTAGACACTGTTTGTTTATCCACTTCTGACTGATCAAGGTAGGTAGTGACATCAACTTTCGAAGAGTCAATAACGTTTTCTGTAATACTGATAATGATGTCATTCCCCTTTGTGCCGCCATAAAGAGCAGTAGCTTTTACACCTTCGCTAATGTCTGCTGAGGCACGAAGACCTTCCGTCAGACGATAAAGCAAGACTGTACTTGCCTTTTTCATTGCCTCACGTAAAAGCAACAGCGAAGGATCATCAATGTTCAACCCCACTTTTTTATTCAAGTCCTCGATTGAAGAGATAGAAATGAATTTCTTAACCTCACCCCAGCTGGATGCTATCGGTAGCGCAACTGTTCCACGTTCTCCGGCAGAAACACGGTTCTCCGCGGTCGTTTTAAAGTTAAAGTAAATACCGGCACGCTCTTTTTCCTTGCCGGGTGTGAATGTTCCGCCGTTCATCTATTTGACCTCCTTTTGAAGAAACTGAGTAATCAACTTCTTCGCTTCCGATTTTGTAATACTTGTTTTATGAACATGAAAAAGAGCACCGTCAAACACCTCGGGTCTTACCCCAAAGAGCTCTCGACTGTGCTCTCGCAAATCCTTAATATAAAAAGCATTTTCTGCTTTCTCTTTTTTAGTGGCCATCATTTCACCCCACTTTTAAATTTAAAACCATCAATTGAACGCTGTTCTTCCTGCTCATACCAATAGCGGCTCGTCCAGTTTAAGACAATGGTGGCGTAATCATCTGATACCCGCGTTTCTATTCGAGATAGGCGAATAAAATCCCCCGTATCCTCGCCAGATTCTTGTATAAGCGGAATTATGCCCCTTCTGCTTCTAAGTGTATCCGCAATCCTTTCTGCTTCATTATGAGCCTTCTGTGCGTTTTCGTGAAAGAGTTTTACGTTTAAAACATAGGCTTTCTGAAACGTAGATACTGTGTCCGCCCCATCGACCGTTGAAGCCGGTGGAAAGTAAAGAGACGGAACAGCAAAGTCCTGCGGTATTCCTTCTTCATACACTTGAACAGGATACAGTTTGTATAGATAGCCCATAATTGAACCTACTTCTTGATTCATGGCAGCACCGCCTTAAAATTCTTCATCGATCCATTGTTGCAGCTTCCGCTCAAGGCTTCTCTCAAACATCAACTGAAAAATAGCCATGGCGTTATCCCAAAAACCAGAACCGTCGATCCACTGGAACCTTAGCATCATTCCGGAATTTCTTTCAGCAGGGTCATACTCAAAACGGTCGCCTTTCCACCGCCCTGGAACCCACCGTCTATCCTGATTTTTAGACGGATCGATAGTAAAGTGACCATCATTGACGTATGAGGCGTATTCCAGATTTGTTCCAACATCCAACTTTAAGCTGCCTTTTGTCATTGAAAAGATATTACCCTGGTCACCTTTCTGAAAGGAATTAAGCAAGCGGCGTGTGTCTACCGTCTTCGTCCTGATAATTTCATCTTGAATAATGTCTAGGAACTCAAAACCCATAGCTTCAAGCCACTCCTCGTATTTCCCTTTCAATTCTCCACGAGAAGCACGGTTTAATGACTGAATGAACTGATCAAGACCTTTGATCTTCACAAATATTCAACCTCCCGTACTGCCGTAACTTCCCAATGATGATTCCTGACTTTGCGGGGCTTCTGTAATTTATAAGCAGTACCATCCCAAACCGCCCTGTCATTTACTCGAATATCAGCAGTAGCAGGGAAATGCACAAGGAATGATTGATAAATAGCTACATTCGGTTCTTGTTGGATAATGGACTGACTCTTTTCTGTAAAATAACACGGCTGATTTTCTATGTCCGGCTCATCAGGGTACGAAAAAGCCGGTTGAACATCTTCAACCGGCACCCCGAATTTTTGCTGTCTATTTTCTTTTTTCTCCTGTAGATGGTAAATGTCACATCTGTGAGTCAATAAGGATTGATAACTCATATTGATCTCATCCGCACTTTCGCTTCAATCCCTTCTAAATCAGGGTCAGCCGGTTTCACATAATCTTTTATTAATGCATACACATCAGGTTTTTGAAGAGAACTGCCATCCCCCAGAGTATATGAATAGTCACCAATTTTTTCAGTTGTATATCCTTTAATAATTGACTCGTCGCCATTTATAAGAGCATAAAACTGAGACAACTTTAATAGGGCCAGTCGAACCGTTTCAGGCAAAGGAATATACTCTGCATCTGTAAAATCATGTCCAACTTTAAGAATGATATCGGCAGTTGCCTCAAGTATATCCTGTTTTAACAACTCGTCAGGCCTGGTCTTTACAGACTCAAAAACTGAATAACTCTTTAATTCATCGGGAGTGATTAACAGCATAAGGTCACTCCCCTTTGTTATCTATTTCGTTAAGGATGTAGGCAATTCTTTCATCTGCGTTTTTGAAGTCAGACGGATTGCCACCAAGATTAGAAATAATGGATTCATGCTCTGCTTTATTCATACCTTTCAATTCCGATTCAGTATAATTTATCGGATCATCCTTTTGATTCTTAAGATCTTTATCTAGCACAAAATATGGATTTTCATTTAAATACTCATAGAGTTTTTTCGATACTGTTTGACTGACACCTGATCGAAAGGTAACTCCCATCACATTGTATGTTTTGCCTTTAATAAGCTTTGCAGTATACACGCCAGACCACCTACTCCTTCACTTTCACAATCTTGGCTACTGCGTCTTCTTCTTCAAAAACACTATCCAATTTCGCTGTCAAAACGATGATAAACATACGGCGACGGATGTCCTTATCTACTTCAATCCGAATGTTACGAGAGAATCCGAGAATAATATTCTTCGGATGAGTAAGGATGATATCAGAAACATCTGTGGCTGTATCTCCTTCTCCAATCGTATAAGGTTGTAAGTTCGCAATACCTTTGACCGGAACACCAAACGCAGAAGAAAGACCACCTTGAACAGCTGCATCCCCTAAGTTCGTTTGACGATCCGCTACACGATCTTTCCATTCAACCTCAATACCAGGCGATGTATAGAAACGGAACTCCTGCGGAATTCGCAAATATTTAGGAGGTACAGCTTTGTATCCTCGCTTGAACGTTTGGCGTGTCAGTTCCTCACCTGCAGCATCGACAATATGAGATGTAGCTTGTTTTCTGATGCCATCTAATTGTGCAAGATATGAGTCGGACGAAGATGTATCACCATTTACAAGCAATTCTTCAATATCAACTGCAGCACGTTCTGCTATCATTTGCATAATTGTATTTTGAAGACCATCTTTTTCGATGTTGTTTTCAAGTGTGTCATAAGTGATGTTAACTTCAGCAATTACTTCTTTTGTGCTTAAGTTAACTGTACTAGTTGATGGAACTGACTTTTGATCTTTAATTAGCGCAACTCCCTCTTGGGCTGCCCTTAAAATACGCTGACCAAAACCGATCTTCTCGATTTTTTGCGTATCATGATCCATTTGAATAACTCGCGCATCTCTTAAAATAGTTGGCGTATCTTGTACCATTCGAATAAAAGTTGAAGCCTGAGTAGGATTCATAATCCCACCGCTCTCTAAAGTAGAAAGCGTCATTTCTGCTTTATTAATAACCTCTTGATTCCTCATTCGTATCCTCCTTATCCATTAAAACAACCCTGACCAGATTGATTTTTGAACTTGTTCAGAACCCGATTCTTCAGTTTGCTTAGATGTTCCCCGGCTTTTTTCAATTGCTTCAATACGATCAGCGAGTGGTTGAACAGCTTCTGAAATTGCTTTTTTCAACTTCTCGCCCTCCTTTTCAGCATCTTCTTCTATTTTTTCTTTATCTTTCTTTTTAAGCTCTTCCTCTTTTTCTAATGTCTCGAGCCGTTTCTTAATTGGCTCTAATGCTTCTTGAATGGATTTCGTTACTTCCTCCGAAGTCATTTCTTCTTCCCCCTCTTCTGTTTCCACTTGGCTCAGTAAATTTCCCAGAGCAGTATGAGCATTTTTAATTTCTTGTAGGTTTGAAGCGGAAAACTTTCTGCCCGCCTTTGTAACTGGCTCTTCATAAGATTGCTGTTGTTTTCCAACAAAAAAGTTTTTGAGCAAATTAAAAAGCCCTTTCTCATCTGTTTTATCTTGAGAAACGGGCTTTTCTTCTTGTTTTTCAATTGTCTCAGCAGTCCCTGCCATTGAATAACCGGTAATTTCACCTTTTTTGATTTGCTCCCATACTTCCTCGGAAGCCTTCGTCACAAGGACCCATGATCCTTTTTTGATGGTTTCCCCATTCATTTCAAAGTCTGCAGGCGCGACATAGGATTCCACCACTTCACCAACGCCGCCTTGAAAATCATGCTGCTTGTCAATTTCTCGGGCATCTTTCAGGAATCCATGAGCGGCTTTTTCGATTTCTGCCGCTGTCATGAAATCTCCGTGAGCGTCCACTGTGTCTGGTTCATATACAATACCGTACACAAGTTTTTGCTCGTCCGCTTCTTTCGTAAGGACCTCGACTTCCTTTTGAAAGTCTGGCTGTTTTTCTGATTTCATAAAAAAGAACTGCTTTTGATTAGCAGCCTTGTCTACGTAGGAAACGTGTGTGATTTTTGCGTTTACCAATTCTCTTGGCATATTGTTCACCTCCTTTCAATAATTTTCTTAGATGTTTTTAAAATTAGTTCATAGTAATCTATAGCTTCTATCAAACTTAATGAATCATCTGCCTTTTTTGAGTAATGATTAACATCCAACATGAATTTCCTTAAATGATTTATTGAATTGTAAATGTTTAAATCGATTTTATATAATTTTTCTAAAGCTCTTTTTTTCTCAGACCAGCTTAACCCCTCAGGTATTACACCCTTTGACTCTATTAATCCGTCTATTGTCGTCTCGAAACTGACCCAGGAAGCTATAATACCCGCCGACGGAGAAAGCTCTGCTATATCAGTAATAAATTCCACTTCTTCACGTGCTTTTTCTAGTACATTCTCATCTTCAGAATCAGAGTCACTTTCAGATTCACCCAGTGATTTACTGACCTTTTCTAATTCTTCTTGGAAATTAATATTTATATCTTTATAGGTTAAACTCAATAATTTACCCAGTTTAGACATAAGTGTCTTTCTCAAAAGAATTACGATAATCACAATTGCAATAGGCCAAGAATTAAAAATCGTAGAAAAAAACTCTAGCCAGCTCATGACTTCCCTCATTTCTTAAAGTAATGAGGAAATTATACAATTTTATTCCATGTTTGCTAAGGCTTCTCTTCGAATCTCTTCTTTTTCATCTGCTGACAATCCCAAAATCTCGTTATCTACCACAGGCGATAGAACACAATGGCAATTTACCCGTTCCCCTGCCGATAGTTTAGGATCTCGTGGAAACATGCAGGTCTCTCCGCTACCTGGTATATGAAATTCTTCATCCACTCCAATGACTGTGCCGTCAAGATCGATGTGATTTTCACGAAGATTGTTCTTCTTCCCTCCGCTGTGCCGCCACTTCTTTTTCTTTACTGCTGGCGATTGTGCATATGATTCATGCTGCGCGGCAGAGGAAGCAGCAAGCACTTCAGTGATGGCCGTAGTACGTGCCCGGTCCCTATCAAATTGCAGCATGTCTTTGAGAGTCAATTCAATGTCCTGTATAGATAATCCCTTCTCGATAGCATCAGTCAGTACGTTTTCCACTGCTTCATGAGTATTCAGCTTCATGATCCCAGCCAACTTCTTTGACCAATCCTTAATCCAATTAACTGTACGGGTAGATAAGACTTTAAAAGGCACTTCTGGATCTATAGAATCCATGATTACTTCAGCCAGCTCTTCAATAGTCTGTTGCAGGAATCCTTCGGTAAGTTCCTGAAATTCTTCCTCAAAGTCGTCCTCGGCAAATAGGTTCTGCGTAAAAAACACTAGAAGGGCTTCTAGCGTCTCTTTTGAGTCTTTGCCTATAAAACCATTCACACCATCTAAAAACTTCTTACGCTGGCGCCTGAGTAATCTAGCGATGCCTTTTTCATATTCCTCCACATACTTGGGTATATTAGATTTGCCAGGAAAGTCAGGTACCATCTCCCCCAATTGTTTATACTGATTTTCCTTGGCTTTTTGAATAAATGCGTTCAAACTGTCCAATAGCTTATCCGCTTTGTTCATCTCTTCAAATCCTCCAGAACATCCCGCATATCTTTTAATAACCCGATCATATCAGGAGTACCGTTCTTAGATTTAAACAGCGCAGCCAAAGAATCGGAAGCGGACGACTCGTTAGTTTTACCAAGCGGCCTGTTGTATTCTTCTTCTGGCCATTCTTCAAGTGTCTTACCGAGTACTCGGCCAGCCAAATCACGTAGATCATTCGGAGAAACTGCACCTGCTGTTATAAACGGTGTTAGAACCTTAGCAATTTCTAAAGGATCTCTAAAGTCTGGCCCTTTCAACATAAGACGAACCTTATGAATTTCAAGATCATTTAGAAATAAAGCATTCAGTTTACCTGTGATCAACTTTCGTTCAGGCTGAAAGACCTGTTCCTCAGTAATCTTTCTTGCTGTATCTGCAGTCGCTCTGTTGTAATCTTGAGCTTCACCAGTATAAAGTGGAGGCAAACGAAAAGCCGATCTAATTTTATCTCGGCTCTTTTGGTCATATTCAAGAAACAAAGCATCTTCTTGAAGGATTTCAGCAAGTGATTTAATATCAACTTTTACTGGAGCAATCTCTTCATCACCATGAATGTTTTTCCCCTTCGCTATGCCTTCCGCTTCAAGTAAAAGAAACTTATGTGCGTTCTCCACTCCTTCAAGACCATTCATATAATCCTGCAATTGTGTATATGAGTCCTCTGACAACATACCATTTTCAATTGTAATGGCTGCGGGAATATGTCTACCTTGCTTGAAGTACATGAAGTTCAGCTCTTCAGCTTTACGAGCACCATACAAATTAACAATATGGCCAATCCATCTGGGCTTACCATAAGTACCGCTTCCTATCTTGAAATGAACTACTTCATTAGCTTGTTTCTCGAATGGAGTCTGCTCATCATATTGACCTGACTCCAGATTTAAAGTGCGTGGGTCCCCATACTCTTTAAAGTAAACCATACGGCCGTCAATCATCTGAACATACTTACGAAATCGTTTTTCTCTTTTGATTGATTTCATTTGTCCTTGTTCGAAGTATGTAAAATCAACTTCGATTGGTTCAGACAGTTTGCAAACCCGAACATTTTGAACGTCCATATATTCAATACCAGCTGGCTTATTTTCACCGTTTCGAATCACTTCGATAAAGCCATTTCCTGTCTTTTCTCGGTCTTCAATAACAAAGCCGAGTAAAGTCTCTGCTGACTCATCAAAGTGAAGATATTTAACGAACTCTTCAAGCTTAGTCCATTCACTTTCAGCTTCTGTTTTTTCTTCATTTGTCACATCTGGAGAATTGACATCAAACGAATACTCAAAATCAAAACCAAAACCCACAATATTTGTCCTGTAGGCATCAACACATTGCTGCAATATCGTTGAATACTCAGCAATCATCTTTAATTCTTTAAGGTTATACGGAGGCGGCAAAATATTGCTGTCATAGCTGTCCGCAAATTCATCTTCATAAATTTGTTTCGTTGATTCAGTAGGTGGAGAAGCTTTGATCACTCGTGCTTTAACAGATTGTTTTGACATGCTTTACCTCCTTCCTGGTCTTGATCTTTGCGGTCTACCTTTAGATTCTTCTTTCAAATCGGTTACCTCATAATCATCGAGAGCGTACCAAATAGCTGACAGTGTATGCGGGTCTATGGTGAACTCATCTTCTATGATGTTCCCCAGCTTATCAGTAGCATAAGTGAGCGGTTTAAGTTCATAAATCGTGTTCTCGCAACTGTCAGAGCAAATGATCTTCTTGAACCGTTTGATCTTCTTTGTGTATTGGAGGCGTGAACCCTGATACTTACGGGCACCCACCATATTAAAACCATGCTGTTGAAAATATCGGATTGTCTTAGGCTCTGCAGAATCTGCTTTGATTAATTCTTTAGTCTCTGCAAATTCCTTGAGTTCTTCGGCTGTTTTATCATCCGTCAGCCCATTTTTGTAATACTCCCAGTAGATATAGAGATATTTCTTTTCATGATCCACAGCAACCCTAACAACGGCGTTATACGACTCAACAAAACCAAAGTCCATGCCAACTCTTTTAAGTGGACGGTTAATATTAGAGATTGCAGTCATAACCTCTTCATGCGGTCGCTCTTCGAATTGTGGCAGTACCCGAATTCCATTCACGCCAAAATGACCTTTCCGCGCAATCCGGTAAAGGTCTGGGTCATATTCCTTCAATTCTTCAAGTTGCTGGACATAGCTTTCTGGCAGGAAAAGATTATCATCTGCCGTTGAGTGATGATAATAGGTGTCGTTAATTACGACAGTCCGCTTTTCATAAAGCTCCTTATCATCGAGTACAAACCGCTTCACTCGATCATCTTTAAAGAAATGTTTAAAAGTCCAATTGTCCTCTCCAACTGGATTTGTTGATAGTATCATGTGAAGCGGCAAAGTCGGGTGACGAAGACGTCCTAACAGCTCCTTGAATCCCTCATACTTCACTTCAGAACATTCCTCAATCCAAATGAGAGAAATATTATTAATAGATTTCAGTTTGGCTGGCTTATCCATCCCTTTAAAGATAATACGGCTGCCATTTGAAAACCGAATCTGCATCGGAGAAGATACACACCTAACAATATGATCTAATTTCAGATCACTTACAAGTTCATCAAAAAGAGAAAATGTGGAATCCCTATGTGTGTCGTACACTTCTCTGATTACAAGTGCAGTCCGTTTTTCTTTAAGCAATTTCAGAATAATCTTCAAAGCAACATGATAACTTTTGGATGACCCATAACCACCAACAAGAAACTGAAACTTTTGATTCCAGTCAAAGAGAAATTCTTTAAAATGTGGATTTACTTGTTTAATCACTGTCATCACCTTTGTTCACAATGGTGATTTCAAAAGGTTTATCTTCTTCGGTAAGTTCTTCAATCTCTAATTTTTTCTTGTTGATATTTAAACGCATATGCTCCAATTTAAGGCGTCGTTCGTCTTCTGCATGAGCTAATTCATCAAACTGTTTAATTAGGTTCCTGAGCTCCGCCATTGCCCGAGATTGAGCGTTCAAGAACGTAGCATGACGATCCCAAGAAAATTGAAATTCGTATTCTTCCTCTTGAATTTCGTTTGTCTCAGATAGGACAGCCTTTTTCTTTTTCAGTTCCTTAATCATTTCCTGCTTATCAGAAACGAACATGATTTTTTGTGCCCTTATAATCGCAGCATATTGAATTTGTATTTGGTCCCATATCATATCGACAGGTGAACGCTCTTGAATCCCTTCTATGATTGATAGCGTTTCTTCTGGCAGAAACTTTGAGAAGAATCCATGAGTCACAGCGTTTTGATTTCTCTGCGGTGCTCCCCCGGTATTACCTAATGCATTTTTGTTGCCAAATGGTGCACCAACTTTTTTTGTGTGCACACTTTTCTTAGAAGGCGCACCTTTTTTTCTCTGCCAACCATGCCGCTGTTTCCATGATTTGATTGTGTTTACAGACACCTCATATTTCTCGGCAAGGTCCTTGTATTTCATACCTTTGATATAATCTTTATATGCGCGAATGTACTTTTCAGCCATCTACATCCACCACCGCCTCCTTTTGAATTGAGTTGTTTTGGAAATAATATTCTCTCTAAACCACCACCGCGCTCAAGCCGTTAACCGCCAATTGTCTATCCTGAGACTTACCGGAAGCAGTTTACAGAGAATATAAAAAAGCACCTGATTATTCAGATGCTTTAACGATTGCTCCTACACTTCCTAATTCCTCAATTGAGAAAGCTTTCGGGTTAAAATCCATAGGTCTATCATAAAATTCTGTTTCATTAATATGATTTATCCAAGTACTAACCGCTTCTAACGCACTCTTAGCCTCCACTATATTCGAATAAGAATGATGCTTAATCTGATATAACTTCACGATATCACCTCCCACCTAATTATCGGATAAGGAGTGTGACAAAGGAACAATTTGCAGAATTTGTCGAACGAAAGTTCCCTTCATAAATAGGTGGCAGTTGTAAGACAAAAAGCCACCGCAGAACGCTGTTTTTTTAAAATACATAAAACCACATTTTGTAGGGTATACTTTATTGTGTAGGCGAATATAATGCTGTTTACCGCCCTAATTCACTGAGAAAGCCTCCCACTCTGTTGATCCTCTCTTAACATTGGGAGGCTTAACTCACTAAAGCGCCCTCCCGGTGGGGAAAGCGCCTGTCGATTTATTACCTATTACCATAATACCTTATTTAAAACAAAAAGGTGTGCCGTTAAAGTGCCAAATTTATGCCAAATTTATTTTAATCAGAGAATTTTTATAAAATCGTTTATTAATTGTTCTGTTGTTAATATTGTGGCAAACTCATCGTGCAATGTGGCTATAGATACATTATGAATAGTATTTGCATCATAATATGTATCATTCTGATCCTTCATACCAAAGGCTGCTGTTGCATCAGAAATCAGGTATGTATCAAATCCTAAATTGCCACTCATTCTTGTAGTTGTAGATACACAATGAGGCGTAGTTAGACCAGTTATTACTACAGTTGATAATTCATTTGATTTTAAGAACTCTTCTAAATTGGTGCCAATAAAGCTACTATTTACTTTCTTGGTTATAATCACCTCTTCACCAATAGGTTTTACTATTTCTTTTATAGCAAAACCCTCATTCTTTGGATAAAATACAGAACTAGGATTATCAGAAGTGTGTTGTATGTATATTACCGTCCATCCTTTTTCTCTCCATAATTGTAGTATCTTTCTAATGTTTTCTTCCGCCTCTAGGTTATTTCGCTCTCCCCATTTTTTGTCATCAAAGGCTTTTTGCACATCTACAATTATTAAAGCATTTTTCTTTTCGTCCACAAGACAAACCACCTATTTGCTATTCTTATTATTACATTTTAAATATAGATATCACTTTTGTACATTTACTTATACAAAAAAGCTCATCCATTTTGATAAACAGATGAGCTTATAACTTGTTTTTTTCCATTACTACCTTCCGCAAAGCCTCCCTTATCCCATCTAGTTGCGTCCTACTTTAATACATGTCTTTTTGATCTAAGCGCAAATATGTTGCACCTCTTCTCATAATGTCATCAACTAATATAAGATTTTAAAGCCGCCATTTCCCTGCCAATTTCCCCGTGTCTCTCCGTTCAAATAAAAAATGGACACCAACCAAAGCACAAATTTCACTATAGCAGGTGTCTCCATCTTTGATTAAAATCATCTAAATATAATATATTATATTTAATAACTTTACTTAGTCGGCCATTCCCATTCTTAGTTCAAATTCAAATTTTACTTACGATCTTTTTTGTCTTTTTTTCCTTTATTAAATACGTCAACGTCCACATTAATGTCAAGATTGGTTAGAAGATTTAGTAGTAACTTCCTTTTAAAATCCTTATCAGATTTTTTGTCTTTGTCACAGTCATCATTATGTTTCCATTCACAGTCATCATGATGTTTCCAGTC